CTTCCCATGAAGTGTCTTAGGTTTATTAACTCTTTGAAGATCGGGGCGGGACTTATTGGTGTCCTTACCAAACTTCATCCCCTTGCTCTCGCCGCTAAATTCCTTAGCAACCGATACCGGTACACCCGCAGCTTTTGCAAACTTGGGGTTGTGTGCAGCCGCATCCATGAACAGCTTTTGTTTTTCACTCTTTGCTGGCATCTTTTTTCCTGCGGATTATTTCAGAAAAAGGTTTACCTGCAATCATTTCAGTGATCCGCATGCCTGTCCACACAATCGTAAACAGCGCGGCAACCGCAGGGAGCAGTTGCATCAACGTACCAATAGCTGTAACAGCGGCAACGCCATCCGCTACATGCTTTAAGGTTTCAACGTTTGCTTGGTTCATGTCAGCATTTCCATCTTGCAAGAGCAGCCGCCTTACGGGTGGGCTTACCCTTCTCGTCTTTCATTGGGCCGGGCATACCGCTCATACGGGCGCAGAATGAGTCCTTACGCTTGCCGCCTTGTGGCTGTGGAGCCTTCAGGTTACTGCCCGTGGCAGCGTTGTACTTAGCACGGCCTTTGGCAGTCAAGCCCGCCCCCTTGGAGATCGGTAGCTTTTCGCCGCGACCAACCGAGAGAACCGGGCCTTTCTTCTTAGCCATAAAACACCATGACTGAGCCAATGGAAGTTACGTCTGCGTAAATGTTTGTGGCAAACAAAAGCCCCTCGCCGGGAATCAGGGTGTATGTTGGCTGTGTAGCAGAAGCAACCGTATTAATAGTCAAACGGGTTGTACCAGAAGCACCGCCATCTTTAAACACAACGCTGCCTGCCGTTCCAGACGGGACAATATATATGCTTTTTATACGCGCACGAGTGATAGTTCCGCCCGCCTGATCGAGCAATTGCCCGTCAGCCGTAAGTACCGCACTGGCCTGTACGTCAGTTTGCATGCTCATAATCAATCTCCCGATTAAACAGCAGCGCTAAATGGTGTAGCTTCTGTGCCGGTGCCGGTCAAATTGCAATGTACCAAAAACAACCCACTGGCAATGTCAGTGATGTAGATCGTATCGCCTTTGGTGCCGCCTTTGGTGGTGCCGTTTAGGGTAATGGTGTCAGATGCAGCAACGGTTTCAAAGCCAACTAACGTATCGGCGGCATCTTGCAAAATAATGGCGCGGCCTGCCATCACATCTGTTGCATTTGCCACTTGGACAACGTAGTTGTTGCTGGTAACTGTGGTTTGCACGGCAAAATTGTATTGGTTGCCGCTGCCGGTAGCCGCAGGCAGTGTAACGATTGCCCCCGCAGCTACGTTAAATAAATTTAAGCGCCCAGCATTTGCGGCGTTAGTGGCCGTAGTTGCAGTCGTGATTTGTACAAGTGAACCGGGGCCAGTGATAAAGCCGTTGTTAGATACGACTGGGCCGGAGAACGTGGTGGTTGCCATGATGTGTCCTTACATACAAGTAGAGTGCATTAGTCTGTATGTCGTCAGCCGGGACTGTCTAATGCACCGGAAAGCCCGGAATGAGGTCAATATACACCAAAAGAAAAGGGGGCACAAGGCCCCCTCTCAAATATTCCCTAAGAAATATTAGGTCGAACCGGACGAGCCAAACATGCCCAATGGGTCAGACCAGCCAAACGAATAACGCTCGCGGGCCTTATAACGCACGTTGCCGGTGTCAAAGTCACCGTCCATCTTGTTCTCCAGAGGAGAACGGATGAAGTGCTTCAAACCGTTAGGCACGTCTGTACACAAGAACCAAGCGTTTGTGTCTGTCAAGTAGTTGTTGACTGTGTAGCCTTCAGGGATAGAACCGTTGTTCTTCAACGCATTAATATCATTGTCAGCAGTACCAACACGCAGTGAAGTCTCAAGCAAACGAGTTGCCGTGAACTGCAATGCAGGAGGAACAATCAACTTACGTGGCTTACCAGCGATCAGCAAACCACGCTCATCAGTCCAAGCAGCGATCTGAATAACGGCGGCTTCCAAAGAAGTCTCGTTCAAATCAGCTTGAGTAGATGGGGTGTTGCTGTTAGTACCACCGGAGATCAAAGGGTGTGATGTGCTGAACAGAGGAACGCCATCACCACCGTAATAAACGGCGGCGTTAGTGAAACCATTGTTCAAAACAGCGGCGCTTTTAACCTGCTTGGTGTAAGCCATAGCACGAGCCAAAGCTTTGGTATAGCGGGCTGACAACGAGTCATACAAGTTGTCTTCCACTGCTTCTTCCGTGATGGAGAAGCCCAAAGCGATAGTTTCGTGTGTGTAACGAGCCGTGAACGCTTCTTGCGCATTGTCGTAAGCGATGGCAGAGCCCTCGTTCTTAACAGGTGCGGCAGAAAAGCCAGACAGTTTCGTCTCTTCTTCAAATGAACGCTCTGAAGTTTCGGTTTCATAAATTTCTTTATGTTGCTCACCGTAACGAGCGTACTCCATACCAAACAAAGCGTTTAGACCGGGAAGAAGTTCTTTAAGTAGCTGTGCGCGTGAAATAGCCATGATTTACGCTCCTTATATGCCAGTAGAGTTATTGTACTGGTGCATAGTCGCGTTGATCTTGACGATAAACTCAACAAATGTATCAGCGCCTGTTGCTGTCTCACGAACCACATCAATGATGCGGATAGGCAGCGTATTGGTAGTAGTTTGAGTGCCTTCATCAATTGCTACTTGGGAGTTACCAGAGACGGTAGACCCAGCGTTTTGAATCAAAGCAATGTTACTACCAATAGCAGCAATGCCCATTCCGGCCACAGTTGTGGTTGCAGAACAAGAGACTACTTGGAACAGCGTATCAGGATCATCAGCGACCACAGCAAAGATTTTACTCCCCGATTTGATAGCTTGACTTGCTGGATAAAACTGTTGAAACTGAACTTGGCCAGTTGAGCCGTTGGTAAAACTTACACCCAAAAACACACCGCAAGGCGTGGCAGTTGTTGTGCCATTGTCTAGCTCGATTGTTCCTGATGTAATACGCTTTACCAAATCACCATAGAAAATGCTAGTGGCATAACCGCTTGCAATTTCCATCTGACGGGTTGCACCCGCAAATACCTGTCCACCTATTAGGTTTACAGGCTTTAGACCGTAAGGGGCCGAGACTGTAGGATAAGCCATTTAAGACTCCTATAAATTTAAACACCAGAACCGAAAGTAACCTTAGTTTTTCTCTCTGAAAAAAGAGGCATCCTAGGATCATTTTCACGAAGGAAATTGTTATCTACCGAGTCAATCTGAGACTTATTTTGCTTGTCGTAATAATCGGCACGCTGTTTTAAGAACTCTTCAGGGATACGGCACAATAACAACCCACCAATCTCAATACCGCCTTTAAAGCGGCCCTCAACGGTGGCGTGCATCATAAGCTCGGGATAATCTTCTGCTTTGCAGGGTTCGTATCCTTCACGTAACTTAGAAGAAATATTACTAGGATCAGCCACACCCATTGTGCTAATGCGAACATACCTGTGCTTCCAACCGGGACGGTCTTCAGGCATAGGCAATGTCTCAGGCGGACGCCACGCTTCAGGGCGTAGAGTTACTGCACGAGTGTCTAGCTCACGAGCTAAACGATTTTGGGGTTTTCCAGACGGTTGAGCTTGATCCATTATTCACCTCTTCTTAGTTGAGCAACCTGTTTAGCGTATTCTTCCAAAGGCACCCCAAGACGGCGAGCAATCGCTGCTTCAGATGCCTTCAGCCTAATACGATTAGGTGGAGTGCTGCGGGAGGCGGGTGCCACCACGTTAGCGGGCTTTGTTGCACGGCGTTGGGTTTCACCCTCGTAAGCCGGTTCTGATACCTTTTTAGAAGAAGTATCATCTTCATAGCTCTGGGTATCATCTTCATAATACTCAGGAAATCGTCTACGCATTGTAGAGTCTACTCGCTTGTAGTAATCATCAGACCCCACAAAGTCAGCACCTTCTTCCTTAGCCAGCTTCTGATGCAACCCGAGGGCGGAAGCTGTCATTTCAGGATCAGTGCCAAACCAAGTGTTTTTCTGCATCCACCGCTGATCGCGCTGTGACACATTAGGCTGATCTGTACTACGTTGTTGTGTTTGTACACTTTTTTCTTCGGCTTGTAAAGGCCTCATGTTTTGAACTTTATCCAAGTTCAATGTCGCCCGTGAAACCTCTGCCTGTGCATCTACCACAGCATCAGAATCTCCAGACTCAAAAGCCTCTTTGTATTTCTTTTTGGCATTACCAAATTCCATTTCAGCGGAATTTTTTGACTGCTCAATATACGCTATTGACCCAAGCTCAACTTGTTGCTGTAGCCTGCGGTTTTGATCCCACAATTGTTTAGTCATCTTCTCAGCCGCCTCGCGCTCCCGAAATGCTTCCTCTTTAGCGCGGCGCTCATCGTGGTATCCCCGTGTAAATTTCTTTAAACGGGTTTGGACTTTCTCGTCATAAGAGGCGAGCTCATCCTCGGTAGGGTCTTCGGGTGGAGAATCGTCGGGCTTACGGCCACGATCCCTACGAGGCGTATCGTCTTCGATTTCCACCTCAACGCTATCGTCTTCTCTTAATTTACCCTTAGCTTCTTCGGTTTCATGAGGAAATTTAAATTCCTCGTCTTTTAACTCAGCTTGTGCCATGTGTTAGCTCCTTTACGATGCACGCGAAATACCACGCGGGTCTTCCACTACCGCTTCAACCGAATCATCATTAATGATGCGGAATTCACGTCCGTGGATTTTCAGGCGAGTTCCTGAATTTGGGCGGACGACGACAAAGTCACCTTCCTTGCACGAGGGGCCAGAAGGGAACCGGCTCTCATCTTTGTAACAGTCAGGGCCAAGCTTCACCACAAACAGCACTGGGGACAGCACTTCTTCGTAGTGAATGGTCTGGTTAGATTTAATTAACGCACTGTCTTCAAACTCTTCGGACGCGTCAGGTATGACACAAAGCATCATGAACCTTTTCGGATCCGGCAACTGCTTAGCTTTTTGTTCAGGCGTCTTATTTAGAATACCCGACAGGTCTACCGCAGCGACATCAAAATCAGTCATTACTAGTCTCCATTTTTTGCACGAGGTCTTTGACAAAATTTTCTGCGTGAGTCAGACGCCGGATGATCCCGCAGACATGACGGTACTCGTCGAAGTTTTTAGCACCTCCTCCATTGAGGAAGGTTTGTTGATCGCTTCGGAGTTTGTCAATCTCTTTAGCAATATGCGCCAGTAGTTTGTAGTCGTTCAACGTTACTCCTTC